AGGGACAGTCGTTGACGGGACAGTAGTAGTAGAGGTCGTCGTCGTTGTTGTGGATGATGTTGTAGAAACCCATTCACCCAAGCCTAATGTCAACCCCGTAATCGTCAGCAGACCTGGTTGACAGCATGAGTCAGTCGAATACTGCTGGAACGCAAACACATCACCAGCCTCAACCTGAATCAACCCTGATCCGGTTGCGTTGCTTTGATTCGTGAGCTGTGTGATGACACCGTTCAGAATGATTTGTGGTGGGTCATACCAAGACCCATCGTTCGTCTGATAAGCCCACTGGAAACCGAGTTCGTTTGTCTCCTCTGGGATGATGGCCTGCATCCGCACATAATGAGACTTCCCAGCGCACGTCCCACCATCAGCACCAACAAGCCTGAACCCACCCTCAACCGGCTCAACCGTGCCACCATTATCCGACAGACAAGACTTCGAGAACTCCCACACACCAAACCCGTCAGCCTCAGCCTTGGAACTAGTGAAAAGAAAACCTACTAACGCTGGGAAGAAAACTAGATAGCGGGAGACTCGACCCAAACCTGATTTGCTTCGTCCCACGAATAATGTTTCCCATCCGCAGGGTAATCAATCGGTGCTTGCCAATCATAGTTTGCATCCAACAACCAAGACGCATACGGCTGAGGCGCAATAAACACATCAGCATCTTCATCGTATGTGTATCCAATACCTGCGTACTGTTTGCGAATGTTGTTGTTATAGCTTGTCTGCAACCACACTCCACCAATGTTCAATACGTTTGCAATAAAATCTTGTCCCAAAGATTCTGTATTTGGGAATGCAAGTTCTGGTTCACCACATACAGAATTACTAATCGCAATTACCCGTAAGACAATGTTGTTTTCGTCAAGTTCAGCAAATGAAGCCATTGTCACGACCACCCAATCGTTCCACTGTCGTTGAATGTGTAAATCCGATACCCACCTGTGGTAGTCACCGTTCCAACTGTAAGGATTGTTGCAAGTGCAAACGTATCTGGGTAGCGCAAAATGATGACACCTTTACCACCAGCCCCACCCGCTTGGCTACCTGTGCTAACTCCACCGTGACCGCCAGCACCAGTATTTGCTGCACCAGCCCCACCGTTAGACGATGACGCACCAGCAACACCAGCACCACCACTAGAGGAACCACCGCCACCACCACGAGCAACAGACGAACCAGAAATTGACGACGACAAACCTAAACCGCCAGCAGCGTTAGGACTGTTAGCACCAACACCACCTGCACCACCACCAGCACCAGCCTGACTTGTTGTAAGTCCATTACCGCCATTGTTTCCCTGAACAGGTGACGCAGTTCGTACTCCACCGCTACTACTTCCACCTGCACCACCACCACCTGAACCGCCAGCACCACCATTCACACCAGACAAAGCACCCCAACCTCTACCGCCACCAGTAGAAGTAATTGTAGATAAACCTGTTCCCGCAATAGAACTATCTGAACCTGCTGTTTGTGCTGCACCACCAGAACCTATTGTGATTGTGTAGGTAACTCCTGGAGTGATAGTTATTGGGGTTTCTGCAGAACCGCCACCACCAGTTGTTTCCCCACTTGTTGCGTTTCGATAACCACCAGCACCACCGCCAGAACCCTCAAACGCACCAGCACCACCGTTACCACCACCACCACCACCAGCAATAACAAGATATTCAACGCTTGAAACTATTGCTTGACTCGTGACACCAGCCAAAATCTGCATAATGTTATGCAGTTACGTTGCCGACCATAATCCAAGCGTCGGTATCCCACTTGAGTACGGTACAAACAGCGTATTGAGTTGTAAGTTTAAGTTTCGCACCAGCTGATCGAATGACAGCTGTACCACCAGCAACAAAGGTTGCTGTGCCGGTACCAAGCAACATGAAGTTCAGTTGGTCACCGATAGCGAACGCGGTAGTTGCATTCGCAGGGATAGTGATCGTTTGTGCTGCTGCGTTATTCAACGTCGTCAACTGACCTACCTGAGCTGTGCCAGGTGTGTAGGCCGTACCAGATTGGGCATTGACTGTTATCAGCGCATTGGCGAGGATATTCATGTTGTTACTGGTGAGAACATCCCCAGGTGAAAAGGTTGGACGTATTGCCATAGTGCCTCCTATGTTAGTGCATAAGTAGTGTCGTCTAGTTCGCTGGTGTCAAGTATAAACGGCAACACCAACTGCACCTGACCCAACCCTAAAAACACTTCATGCCGTGACGGGGCGATCTGATGTCTAATGGATTCGACCACCACGTTCTGTCGAACCACCGAAGGTGTACCAACAGCGAACCTTTTCTCCACCGCCAAAATATCGCCAATCTCCAACGAGGCCATCAACTCCTGCTGAGCCGAAGACAAACCGTTCAACAGCACGCTGGTCTCATTGAACACCACCTCCGGCTCACCATACCTATCAAGTAAAGCAACAGCCAAAGCCGAACCAGCAGCATCATTGACCAACGGCAAATTATTCAACGCAAAGTTCTTAATCCCATACTCAGCCTGTGAAGCCGTACCATTCACCACACTCAACACACTCGAACCCTGCACCTGAACCGAAATACGATTCAACACAGTCTCAGCCCCATACAAATTATTCAACGAACGAATCGGAACATCCGTCACCGCAGTCCCACCCAACACCGCCACAGCCGTCCCAAACGAAACCTGCACACGAGGATCAAACACCAACATCCCATCACGGGACGCATAGAACCGACCATTCTCCGAAACCTGCAAAGCCTGCAAAGCCTCCAACACGTTCGTATTGTCCTCATACGCAACCGTTCCAACCGTTGCCAACCCAGCATTAATCTCACGCAACGCAGTCGACCAAGACACCTCGTTCCTAGACAAGATTGTGTCAACCCGCTCAGACGTGAGCTGCTGCGAAGGGTTGAATCCGACAAGGTTGGTTTGCGCTAACTGTGCCAAAGCGTCAACAGCGAGAATCTGTGCTGACGACAACTGTGGCTCATCGTATTCAATGTTCAAGTCGTAGATGTAACCCTTAAACATCGCAGCCGTTCCAGCCGAACCACCATAAACCTCAATCGCTCGACGTGGGGCAATACCCAAGTCACCCTGATACCAAGGTGAGGCTGTGTTCAACGGGTCGAATGACCTGCCAGATGCACGGTCATCAGCAAGGATGGCAAGTGTTCCGGTATTGAACGTGTCTACCTGGTTGGTGCGTCCACGATTGATAGTGATGTTTTGAACATACTCAGTAATATCTACGAACTCTGTGGAACCTTCAAGGGTGTCAACCCCGTCAAGAAGGCTGGAGTCCAATTTGAAGATGTTGGTCTTAAACCCGACATCTAAATTGACCTTAAGGGTTTCCCCCCATATCGCTTGCTTAGCCATTAGAAAATAGAACCAATAGAACCAAACGAGAATTGTCCACCGGTGAAGTTTAAGTATTCACGCAAATACTGTTCAATCTCCTGACCAATCTCAATCCCACTAGCACCCAACCCAGCATTGACCTCGATGTTGACATTCCCCATGCCACCACCATTAAACAAACTTCCAGCATTATTTGCCAACGTGCTATCAGGAACAAGGTTCGCCATCGGGTTAGGCATCCCACCCAAAACCTTCGGATACTTACGAATCAAATCAGCTGTCGCCTGCAACGAAGCATTGAAATCATCCTGAGCGTTCTTCGTGTTAGTGACCGCCTCTTCCCAAGCCTCATACGCTGAGACCTGTTGACGGGTTGCATCCTCAACATCACGCAACGCCTGGTCATAAAGAATGGAACCAACAGTCGCACCAAAGATTGCATCATTCAGCAACCGTTGCTGGTCATTCAACTCCTTAGTCGATTCGGCCTGTGAATCGGTAGCATCCGCAACCGACAACTTCGCCTCAGCCAAGTTAATCTCAGCACGACGAATATCCATCGCAGACGACTCAGGGTCTTTACGAATCTCAGCAAGATTCTTCTCAGCATCAGCAACAGAGAACACAGCCTCCTCAACCGCATACACAGCCCGCTCCTGAGAACGCTGAGCCTTAGCCAACTCAGCCTGCGCAGCCAACGCCTCCGGTGAACCAACACCAAAGCCACGCTCAATCTGAGCCAACTTAGCCTTAGCCGAAGCCAAATCATTATTGGCATCAGTCAACGTGGCGAGTGACTTTTTCTCAGACTTCTGTGCATCACTAAACCTGAGCTGTAATGAAGTTGACTTCTTCAACGAATCGCCATACGACTTCAACTTTTGCTCAGCCGTAACGATTGTCTTCGTTGCACCCTTCAAGCCACTCGTGTCATCACCGGTCAATTCCTCAACTGAACCTTTTAGGCCTTGTTGCGCACGAATCGCTGACGGGATTCCACGCACCGCATAGTTGTCAATACCTTTGGCAACAGAATCAAACTGTTTAGATACTGACCCCACATCAATAAAGTTCTGAGTTGCTTTGTAGAAGTCTTTTGCTGCACCAACGAAGTCACGGGTTGTTAGTTTGAATGTCGCACTTGTGATGAAGAACGCTTTTGCTAAAACATTTATCGCATTAGCAGCACCAAGGGTTATCGCTTTGAATACGCTGATGACCTTTGGCCCAGCGTTACCTGACTCAAAAATCAACTGTTGAAACGCACCAACCAAACCCTTCTCACCCATCACAGTCACGATACGTTGAACGGCTGGAGCAACATTGTCTACCAAGAACTTTGAGAACCGTTCCAAATACGGCAACAAGGCTGCACCGATTGATTCAACAATCTCCCCAAACTGTCCACCCAAAATCTTTAACTGTCCACCAAAGGTGTTCGCAGCAGCTTCCGCAGCACCACCGAACTGATCGTTCAACAACCCTAGAACTTTGTCAAAGTCTTTAGACTTCTTCGTTGCATCATCAAGCGGAATACCTAAACGGGATAACGCTGTGAACTGTCCCTGACTGGCACGAGATAGGGCGATGGAAACTGATGCTAGGTCTCTGCCTGTGGCGATAGAAATATCTTGAGCGAGATTGAGCAGGTCTTGTGATTTGGTGAGGTCGCCTGTCGCTCGAACTAAAGTCCCAAGCGAAGCCCGCAACTCGGTATCAGATGTTCCGGTGCGAAGTTGAGTGACCGAAATATATCGCTCAGCCGATTCAGTCAACGCCTCATTAGCACCAAATGTTTTCTCAAGCTGACGCTGTAACTCTGCCTGCGACTTCTGGTCTTCCATCGCAGCCTTAACTGCCCCAACCAACCCAGCCGTAATCCCACCCAATGCTGCGGTAGCACCCGCAGCCAACAAAGCAAAACCAGGTATCGAATTAGAGACCGACTTCTGCAACCCTTTCAGGCCACCAGACAACTTCCCGAAACCTGAAACAGCACCAGCCGTGTCGGAAATAAACTTAACAACGAACGTCCGCTCACCAGCCATGCGACGATTCTACTCAATAACAGACAACCCATTCCGCAAAGCAACAAACTCATCAAGCATCGCAGAATACAAAGCCCGCCCAGATAGCCCGTCCCAACGAGAAATATCTACATGAGCATCCCACCAAGCATCAGACAATATCTCTGAACCAGCACGACGCGCACGAGGTTGACGAACCTGCTTCGAGCGAGGCGAAACAGGATTAACAACAGGTTCAACATCTAACCTGAACGACGAATCCAACAACACACCATGACCCTCATGGAACTCAAACGGCTGATCGGGTGCATGTTGAGGTAGATAGAAAATACGAGCAGGGTCTTTAGTCTGAGGGTCACCGACCAACCCGATACGGTCATGCAACTCAGCCCACACAACCCGCCACAACGAAGCAGGCACCTTCTCCGCTAACGGCAAAACGAGGTGATAGTGAGGGTCATCTAAACGATGCGAATAGGTGGAATACGCAAACCACTCCAACCCATTCAACCGCGCCTCATCAAACGCTTCACCGTCCATGTCCACAACCAACGCCTCAACAAACCTGACATTACGGTTACCACGAGTCGTACCCTGGTCATACTCAACCGGAGACCACAACGCCCCCGCAGCCTTGACAGCATTCTCCTCATGGAACGACAACAGCTCTTTGAGTTGTTCCCAAGACGAAGCGAACCGCTTCGGATATATCGACTTAGTGTTAGCAAATAAAACAGCCATACGCCCTCCTACCTAGAGGGTACAGGAAACTAAACCAAAGTCAAGAACCATCCTTCAGAGTGTTAAGAACCTTCTGGATTGCATCAAGATATTCTTTGGCGATGTTGCCCTTCTCCTTACGAACGGTCTGCCAGAAGAAATAACCTGACCTGCCACGATGACGCAAGAACTGCTGAGTCCGAGGCCTAGCCTGACCACCGAACTCGGCACCAAAGAACACGTCACCCCTAGTCACCTTGCGCTTGCGCTTCCTGTTCGGATTCGACTTAGAAACGAACGCAGACTTCTCACTCAACTTAATTGTCGGGATACGGTCACGCCTAGCCCGCATCCCCTTCATCACCTCAGTTGCCTGACGGGAACGGGTGACAGTCGTAGCCTCAGCCTTAGCCTTCTCATTCAGATTCTCTGCGACCTGCTGGGCAGCCTTACGCATCTCAGTATTGAACCGTTCGTCAGCCTTCGCAGCGTCACGCAAAAAGTTTGCAAGACCAACAATCTCTACCGGTTGATTGCCACCAGTAATTGTGACTTGACCTGCTCTACCAAAAACCGCCATCACAACAGACTACTTGTTGAGATGAATTGCTCTCCAACGCAAATAAGCAAACATCGTGAACAACATTCGAGGGTCTTCTGCCAGCAACACCGATGGAGCGATACCTGTCTCAACAGACAGGTAAGCCATCATCCAATGCGCTGACTGGTCTCCAAAGGGACGATCACAGCGTTAGCTTGATCCCCCAACTCCAAAGTCTCAACATCGTTAATCCACGAATCAAAATCAAGACCCGTCTTCTTCTGACGATGTTCAGAATGCCATGCGATATATGCAAGGTCAGTCAAAGTTAGTTCGGCTTCAAACTTGGCGACACTCTTGTTGAACTTTTTTTCAAACGCAATAAAGTCTGGGAATGTTGCCATGATGGTTCGCTTGGACTGATCCAAAGCAGAAGTCATCTCTAGTGCTATCTTCATTTTCTACCTCCGCAGGTAAGGGTTGTTAAAGAAAAGTTATGCGCCAGTACCAGTCTTAGTTACTGCACCGTCGATTGGGTAGGTGACTGATGCGGTAGCAAGATCGCCAACAGCACCAGCAACAGGAGTCCAAGTCAAAGGCAGCACATTGAATGCGTACTGTGGGTTGGTGCTTGAAGCAGATGCAGTTCCGTTTGGCTTGACTGTAACAGGTACAGCAGTACCAGCATTCCAAGCGTCGTAGAACAACTTCTCAATCGTTGGGTAATCCTGATGCAACTCAAGTGTGATTGAGTTGTCTGCAAGACCTGCGATACGGGTAACCGCACCAGACGAACCGAATGATGTTGTAGCAACTTCAGCCTTTGACAGGTTTAGTGTTACTGATGCAACATAGGACGTGATGTCGGTGTTAGCTGTGCCGAAGGTGACCGCTACGTTTGTGAGAACT